GCCTGCACGGTTCAGATCGATGCCTGGGCCTCGTCGATTGATGACGCCCGGGCGCTGCGTGTTCAGGTTAAATCTGCTCTGGCCGATCTGCATCCTGTCGGACTGAACGAGATCAACGGCTACGAGCCGGACACAGGACTTTACCGGGCCACGCTTGAATTTCAGATCTGGCAATAAAGCCACCCTTCATATTAACTCTGCCGCCTCCGGGCGGCTTTTTTATATCCGGAGATCAGTATGTCCTCGAATTATGAAAAATCGCAGCTGACGAAAATCCTTATTTCGTCACTGCCAACGACCAGAGACGCAATGGAAACTGCCGTCTATCTCGATCTGAGCTGCACTCTCAAAGAGGCGCAGTTCACCGGCGGGCAAAAACAGGATATTGACGTCACCACGCTATGCTCCACTGAGCAGGAGAACGTCAATGGTCTCCCGGCCCCTTCGGAGATTTCACTGTCAGGTAACTTTTACCGTAATGCTGCGCAGGATGCGTTGCGTGATGCGTATGACAACGACACGGTTTATGGCTTCCAGATAATCTTCCCGTCTGGCAATGGCTTTAAGTTCCTTGCCGAAGTTCGTCAGCACACCTGGTCTTCCGGTACTAACGGCGTAGTGGCGGCAACGTTCTCCCTCCGTCTGAAAGGGAAGCCGGTACCGATTGACCCGGCACTTAAACTGACCACTGATTTGCCCGCCGCACAATCTGTAGCGGTTGGGGCGCCGATCAGTATGGCGGTCGCCGCCGCTGGCGGTAAACTTCCCTACAGC